CGGTTCCGCGCGCGCAGGTGGAACGCTGGTTCCGGGCTGGCCGCCTCGCCTATCTCCGTTTTAGCAATATCTGCATCGCCATCGCTGGCGTTCGCATCCTCGATTATATCTAATTCGTCAGGCGCGTTTCGGAACGCCGAGCGCGCCTCGACTTCCGTCGTTTCGTAGGCGGGAAACGTAACCGGCGAAACATCGTAGAGTTTAAGCGCAAGCAGCTCGCGCAACATCCCGCCGCCTTCGCGCTTGTGAAAGCGCTCCCCGCCCTTGCCTTCTCCATCAACCTGGAAGTAAAAAGAGGATTGGCTCACGTCCCCACGCTTTATCTTTGAAAAAACACGCTCGCTATCAGGATCGTTGGGGTCGAGCTTCGCCCGGTAATGAAGCGCAATCTCATCCTCCCATAATTCAAGCGAGCCGCTGCGAGTGCGCGCGAGAACAAGATTTTCGTCGTGGTTGAACAAACAACGCACGTCCGCATGGTGGTCGAGCGAACGCTTGAAAGCGCCAGGGCGAATAACTTCGTATTGGCCAGCGGCCAGTTCAACCTCCTGATTAAAAACAGCCGCAGTGCCCTCGATGACCATCTCGCCATCAGCGCCGACCGCCCGCGCCTCGCCTTCGAACATCCGCCGTTCCCGCATGACACGCCTCCCGCCTCGATGCCTGTTTTAACTTGCCGGCTTACAATAAATAAGTCCGGCTTGAAAATCAAGAACTTAATACGCTCTCTATAACGACCTCGATCCGGCAATCGCATCCAGCATGAAGCGGTGGATGCATGATGTCGGACCCGGCCTTTATTGGAACATGCGGCCCATGTTGCGGCTCGTTATCGATTTCCGCGATTTCGTCTATGCCGATCTGCATCCCCGCCGGAACGAAAGACTCATCGATTCCGATAACCATTCCGTCCAACCTGGCGCAGATCGGGCAATTCTCGCTACCACTATTTCTCCATATCAATTTCGTCGCGCCTTGTCGACGCCATACCTCGCGAGCAATCGCGCCATCAGCCTGCACTACTTGGCGATTGGCGAACCGTTCCCCGCGCGTCGTGCCCGTCGGCCCGCCTTCGACCCATTCCCGCATGCGCTTGTCCATCTCCTCAAGCAACGCGCCAGGACCTGATAGCGCAACTATGTTTTGCAATTGGCGCAAACCTGATCCAGCATGAATCCGCGTCTGCCAAAATAGATGATTGTTAATAAAGTTTTCGAGGTCTCCATATACGACGTCGCCATATTCCGCTTTTGCGGCTTGCGCGATTTTGTCGCTATATTCTTTCATGACCGGTTGTAAGGTTTTGATCATGAACTTAAAATTATTCGATCGATGGTCGTAAAACCTAATCAATTCTTCCATTATCGCGGCCTTGTCTTCAACTTCAAGCAAACGGCCAAGTTCCTTTTTAAGCTCCCGAACCTCGCCGCGAACCGCGCGCTCCGCCGCTTCCCTTACGCGCCCGCGATATTCTTCTCGCAACACTCCGCGCCTATTGATTTTTTTTTTTCCGCGCGCGCCTCCAGCACCAAGGCACCCATGCGTGTGTCCGTGTTCATTTCTTGCGCCAGGTCAGACTTCGACGCCGCGCCAATAAGCGCGCTAGCTGGCATATAGTTAAAAGGCACAAGATAAATATCGCCCTGATCATCGGGAAGCGGATTCATGTTTTCAAGATCACGAATATCGTTGGCGCTGAACGCGCCGATGTCGCGCATAATCCGATAAAATTCGCCTTGCGTTTTAATATCAGTCCGCAACAACCCCTTGACTTGAAATTCAGCGAAATAAGACTTACGTTCCGCAGGTGTTAACAGTTGTATATTGATCCGCTGCTCGATTCGCTTAAACCATGGTTGCATGGCTTCGGAAAACTCAATTGCCTGATGCTCGATATTGCTGAAGGTCGCCCGGCTCAAGTCGCCGATTTTATGCGGCGGCAATCGAAAAATACGCGCTATATCAGTGATCGAATACTGGCGCGCCTCAAGCAATTGCGCCGCGTCAGGATCGACCCCAACCGGCGTAAACTTAGCTCCCTCTTCCAAAATCGCGACACGATGCGAATTGCCAAGTCCTTTATGCAAGCTCTCGAACGACTCGCGCAACGACCGCGCGGCGGCTTCGCTCATGCGCCTTGGATGCTCAATCATCCCTCCGGGCCGCGCGCCGTTCGCGAAAAACCGTGCCGCGAACCGGTCCGCGCTTATCGCCGTGCCGACGGTTTCACGCGCCATGTCCAGTAGGGATTGGCCGACGAGACCATGCCATGTGAAACCTCGAACATGAAATACCTGCTCGGCGCTTAACGCGGTCTCAATTCCATTTATCGAAATCCAGTAAACAACGGAACCATTAACCCGTTCCATTCTCACGTTGCGCGACCAGATCGGCCACAAAGATTTAATGTTTCCGAACCGATCCCGCACGATTTCGGCATAGGCATTGCCGTAAACGATTAAGCTAGCGACAAACGCCTCGCGAAACTCATAACTTGTTTGTTCCGGGTTGGGCGCGTCATGAAGCAAAGCATAAAGCGGATGATCGACCGCATGTTCAATATGCTTTTTTCCGGCTTCGATGCTTCGACGATATAAGTGCAGTGGAAGCATCGCGACAGTCTCGGAGATGCAGCGCACTGCGGCAAGCACTGCGGAATAGCCAAGCGCTGTTTCCGTATCAACTGTAAGGCCAGCTTGCGTCTCGACGCCGGCGGAAAACAGCTGCGCGCTAGCGGCGCTTGTAATAGATTCGGGACCATAAAACGCCGCGCGAATGGCGCGCCGAATGTTTGCAAACATACTCCGCTCTCCCTCTTAAACGACCATTATGCCGCGAACGTTGTAAACGCTTTCGCCCATGTCGGCCTGGGCCACGGCCATCGCTATCACAAGCGCGCTTACGCCGTCAATTAAGTCGCGGCTCGCGGCCTTGTCCGGCTTGATATTGCCGTCCGGGGTAGCCTTCACAACGCAATTAAAAACGTTCCAATCAAGCACTGGATTGTTATTATGCGCGAATTCGCGAGTGGCTACAAGCCGTTCGAGTTCCTTCATCGGCGCGTTAAGGTCTTTCGTTGTCTGCGCTACACGAATAAACTCAACGAACCCAGATTCTTTTTCCATGTCCGCGATAAACTTGTGGGCGTTCCATGGATCGAATCCAACCTGAACCAGATCGAATCGCTCGCTCGCATCGCGCAAGGCGGCCTCGATTTCCCCATAATCGACGCCGTTCCCCGCCGTTTGCTCGATGTGGCCGGAATCGACCCAGCTTAGAAATGGCGCGGATTCCTGCCCAGCGCGCGAGCGCACGGCAGATTCGGGGCACCAATAACGCATGACGCAACGCCATTTTGGATCGTCCGAGCTCGGAGGAAAAACCAACGCCATCGCGGTTAGGTCTGTTGTCTTGCTAAGGTCAAGGCCAGCAAAACAACGACGGCCCCGCAGGTCTTCGATTGCGATCTCTTCACCGCATGAGCGCCAACTATCGAAGTCCATCCATGCGTCTTTTTCGTTTACCCATAGATTAAGATGATAACGCAGAACAGAACGGCGGCGCGCCGGCGTGCTGGTCGCACGCCTTATTTCCTCGCGCACGGTTTCTGGATTAACACTTACGCACCAGTTAGGATTGGCCTTGCGAAGTTCCTTTTCGCTCTGCCATGCTTCGGCGTCGTCGGCGCAAGCGATAAAAACAAAACGCCGGTCGTCCTGGACAGCGCCGCGTAAAATCCGCACGCCATAATCGTGCTCTTCATAGCCGATCCCTGCAATATCGCTGCCAGCTGTCGTGATCATGATGATCATCGGCTGGCGACGCGCCCCTGTCGCCGTGGTCAAAACTTCAAGCAACTCGCGATTGCGATGCGCGTGCAATTCATCGACTATGCAACCGTGAATATTAAGTCCGTCCAAGCTCGAATACTCAGCGCTAAGCGGCTGAAAACTACTGTCCCATCGTTCACAAACGATTGAGTTTCGCAGCGGCTTTAACGCCTTGTCCAATCCGTTCTTGCCAAACTTAATCATGCGCCGCGCGGCGTCGAATACGATGCGCGCCTGATCCTGCTTTGTTGCCGCAGAATAAACCTCGGCCACCGGCTCGCCATCAGCCATCGTTAGATAATTCGCGGCGGCAGCCGCCCATTCCGTCTTTCCGTTTTTTCGTGGGATTTCGATGAACGCAGAATCGAACCGGCGTCTGATTCCGGCCTCAAGTCGTTTGTGAAACGGAATCCGCGCTGCCTCTCGCGCGCTCATGCCCTTCGGCAGGCGCATCCAACCGAACAAACAACGCGTTAGGAACTCTTGCCACGGAGCTAACTTAAAAGGTTTTCCGGTCCATTCGCCCTTTGTGAAAACCGCGAATCGCGAATAAAAGTCGATTACATATTGCGCCGCGTCATCGTCAAACCACAACCCCCGCTCGGCGCAGCTCTTAATATCCGCGACGTGCCGCTCGTAGGCAAGTCGTTCCAATTCCCCGATGGGCCGGGGACCGGCCCAGCCCTCAAAGCCGTGGCCCATCGTCGCCGCCATCGTTAATAGGATCGCCCATCGCCGCATTAGCCCGTTCCGTTTCGACGGCCAAGAAATTCGTCCAACCCTCCGGCTTCGTTTTTCTGAACCGATCCTCCGCCGCCGGCGCGCGCACGATCAACTGGAGTAAGCCCGAACCGCGCCCCCAAATCCAATACTGCCTTGCGGCTTTTTTCCATGACAGTTACAAGCGGAGAGACTTGGTTATGCACATTGGCGATATTTTTAAGTCCCTTGCCAATCGCGGCGCGCGCGGCGCGCAAATCAGCAAGCGCCGCGCAATACTCTTCGAACGCGTTTCGGTCCCGCGTGGTCAGCAGGCCAGCCGCATCCAACTCTGGAGCTAAGTCCGCCCAAATCCGTTTCCCCTCGGCGCTAAGGCGTTTCGGCGGTTCCAGCGTGCAAAGCCGTTGCGTCGGCGGAGCAACGCCAAGCGGCCTATGGCCTGGGTTGCCAGCTAAGATTTTAGCTTCCCGCGTTTTGGGAGGTCTTCCAACTAAGCCCACTTCGATGCTCCTCGACGTGGCATTTTCTGCAAAGCGCCTCGCTATTTTCTTCGCGGCAATGCTCTCCGCCATCTGATAACGGAACAATATGATGCACGATTTCAGCGTTTCGTCGTTGGCAGCGGTTGCATAACGGATGCGCGGCCAGAAACCATTTCGAGAACCGACGCCAATCCGCGTCGTAATCCTCGTGTCGCAAAAACCGCCGCCGCTCGTTGCGGTTAATTAGTTGGCCCAAAGTCCTCATGGCACCGGCATCATAAGTTAAGTCCTTGCGCATGGCAAGACAAAAAATAACACTTAGTAGCAATCTGTTTTATCCTTACAATCCGCACCGTCATCATTGAGCCATCCGCGCGCTGGCGCGACGATCTGGTGCAGCCGCTCGGGGGAATTCGCAGCGAGGGCGTCGGCAAGGGCCTTGACGTCCTCGCCCAGGCGCGCGCGCTGAAGCGCGGAATCACAACCCGCTAGCCATTCCTTTACCGTGTCGCCTTTCGGCGCTCCTAAGGAAAAGCCGCCTTGGTTGTCCATTGCGCCCGCCAGCCGCACGGCGGCCAGCAA